GAATTTGGAACAAACACAGAATTTATCACAAGACACCCCCTTGCAAACTATGCAGATTCAGAAACAGTTGGAGAGGCAAACCGTAAAGTCTTGTATGTTGAAGCGTATGCGAAAATTGATTATGACGGGGATGGGATATCTGAACTTAGGCGGTTCTGTTGTGCTGGCACTCATCACAAGCTCCTACATCATTCTCCTGTTAATGATTTGCCTTTTATCATATTTAATGGGTATCCGGAACCCCATGTCTGGAGAGGACAAAGTGTAGCCGACCTTTTGATGGATGTGCAGAAGATAAAGTCTGCGGTCCTGAGAAATATGTTAGACAGTCTCGCTAAAAGTATTCATCCAGACACAGAGGTAGTTGAGGGTCAGGTAAATAAGGATGATGTTACATCAAACAAGGTAGGAAAGATTATCCGCACCCGTGCGCCAGGGATGGTGAGAGAATTACAGAAGGATTTTTCTGGGAGGGAAGCATTTCCGATGCTGGACTATCTCGATTCTGTGAAAGAGGACAGGACGGGAATTAGCAAGGCTAGTATGGGCCTGAATCCAGATGCACTTCAGAGTAGTACAAAATCGGCAGTATCTGCGACAGTAGCGGCCTCACAAGCACAGATTGAGCTATTGTGCAGGATATATGCAGAGAATGGGATGAAGCCTCTGTTTAAAAAGATACTTAAATTACTTCACAGGCATCAGGATCAAGCTCGTATGGTTCGGCTCAGAAACGAGTGGATACCGATTGATCCAAGGGCATGGGATGCAGGAATGGATGTAAGTGTAAATGTTGCACTTGGACTTGGTACTACAGAAGAGAGAATGGGGATGTTAGCAGGAGTTGCAGCTAAACAAGAAGCAATCCTGGAGAAGCAGGGACCAGAGAATCCATTAGTCACGTTCAAACAGTATCATGCAACTTTAACCAAGATGACAGAACTGAGTGGATTTAAGGATACACAGACATTCTGGACTGATCCAGCGACTTATCAGGCTCCTCCTCCACCGGAACCACAACCATCCCCAGACGAGATATATGCACAGGCACAGGCAGACAAGGTACGGGCAGATATGGAAAATGACAAGTCCCGGCTTGATCTTGACAGAGAGATAATGATACGCAAAGATGACCTTGACAGGGACAAGATGGAGACTGACCTTGAGATGCAGGTTACAGAACTGGAGAACAAGTATAAGGTGACTATAGACCAGACTGAAATGAAGGGCATGATCGAGAAGGACAGGGAAAAAATAAAAGCGGATGCACAGTCGAGGCAAATGGAAATGCAACAAATGATGCAACCTCCCCCTCAAGGTGTTCCGCAAGGAGAACAGATGCCGATGCCTCCAAATGACATGAATCCACAGCAGCAGATGGGACAGCCGATTGAACCTATACCTTCATAATGGGTAAAAGAAAGAAAAAAGCCTCTCTTGAGAGAACAACGGTTGAAGAGAGAATTTTAAAGGCCAATGCCGCAAAGTTTGTGTTGGAAGACCCGGTTATCCAAGAAGCATTTGAAAACTTGGAAGACCATTATAATGAGCAGTGGGTAAATTCTGATATTGAAGACTCAATTACCAGGGAGAGATTATTTTTATCCCTCCGTGCATTGAGCGACTTGAAAGCAGAGTTAGAATCCATGATTAACTCAGGGGATGAAAATCTTATAGCAAGGAATGGTTAATCACTTGGTTCTCAGCAATGAGTAAAACTATTTGATAGGAAAATATTATGGCAGAAGAACAGCAGGACAATAGCTCCTTTATGGAGTCTGACCTGGATGTAGCAGCAAAGAAATGGGAAAATGAACTGACCCTTGAAAGTGGTGAGGAATTGCCAACGGACGAAGACAACCAGTTAACCCAACCTGAACCGGAAGAGGAAGAACTTGAAGAAGGTTCAGAGGAGGAAGAAGCCGATGAGGAGTATGAGGCTGAAGAGGAAGAGGAACCGGAAGAAGAACTACATGAAGTAAAATCTGATGGAGAGACTCATCAGGTGACACTTCAGGATTTAAAGGATTCCTTCTCGAAAGGCCAAAATTACACTCGTAAGTCACAAGCACTTGCAGATGACCGTGGGAAGCTTGATGATGCAACAGCAGAAGCCAGTAAACTTAGGGAACAAGCAGTACAAGCACTGGAATATGCACAGCAGCAACAACCTCAATTGCCTGAACAGAATGATGAATACTGGGCAAATCTCAAAGAATCAGACCCAATGGAGTATCTTGTACAAAGGGATGCTTTAAGAGATGTTCAAACCAAGAATGCGGAAAGAGCTAATCAACTTGAACAGTTGCAGAAGCAACAGGAAGCAGAAAGGGGCGAGAATCTTAACCACTTCATTGAAGAACAGAAGGTTGAGCTACTAAAGCTTGTACCTGAATGGAAAGACAGTAAGTTGGCAAATGCCGAAAAGAAACTGGTAATGGAGTACGGCAAAAGCATAGGTTTTACAAAGCAGGAACTAGACCAAGCCTATGACAGTCGTGCAGTGGCAACAATGCGAAAAGCAGCACTCTGGGATCAGTTACAGGTAAAAAAGCATGGAATCAAATCTGTCAGAAGACAATCAATGAAGCCGGGGTCTAAATCTGGTGATCCAGGAAAAATCAAGCAAGGAAAGGCATCGGAAAGACTGAAAAAATCTGGTCGTGTCGAGGATGCGGCTGGTATATTTTATAATTTAATTCGTTCTAAATAAGGAGCAAAAATGGCAGCAGTAAGCGGAACTTACCAAACCTATACGAGTATAGGTACACGGGAAGATTTATCAAATGTGATCTACAATATATCGCCTAGCGATACACCTTTTATGTCCATGGTAGGTCGTGGAAAAGCAACAAATACTTTGCATGAGTGGCAGACTGATAATATTGATTCTGTGGCATCAAATGCACAGGTGGAAGGAAATGAGTATACTTTTTCGGCACAGACACCAACTGTCAGGCTGAATAACCAGACTCAAATCTCGTCCAAAACTGTTATCGTTGCAGGTACACAGCAGGTAACGAGCAAAGCAGGTCGTGATTCAGAGATGGCATATCAACTCGCAAAGGAGTCAAAAGCTCTCAAGAGAGATATGGAAAACGCCCTGACGGGTAAAGTTGCAAGGGCAGCAGGTAATGCCACAACAGCAAGGACCCTAGGTGGATTTGAAACCTGGCCTACTTCTAATGTAAGTCGTGGCGCAGGTTCTCCAGCAGGTTCAGGCGCAGGAAATGGGGCAGCACCCGTAGATGCAGCCACCAAGCGTGACATAACAGAAGCACTTTTAAAGACGGTGATTCAGTCTTGTTACACAAATGGTGGCGAGCCATCTATTCTTATGGTTGGGCCAGTGAATAAGGGGAAAGTCTCTGCATTCACAGGTCGTGCCAGTGCAAGACAGATGATAAGTGAAACCAAGATTCAGGGTGCAGCAGACCTGTATTCCTCTGATTTTGGAGATTTTAAGGTAATTCCCTCCAGATTTTGCCGAGAGCAAACTGGGTATGTAATTGATCCTGAGTTTTGGAAAGTTATATATTTACGTGATTTTAAGCAGGAGGAAATTGCAAAAACCGGTGATGCAATCAAGAGGGCCTTATTGGTGGAATACACCCTTCAGGCATCTAATCAGGCATCGTCAGGTGTAATTGCTGACCTTAACATTACATAATAATGTCATCAAGTAAAACCCTCGTCAACTGGTCGAAGGATTATTTCCATTACGACCAGCATGACGATTCACTTACAATTGAATCCAGGGAGGATGTTGAGCCGCTGATTAAAGTTGCTAAAGATATGTCCTCCTTGCAACCCTCTAAGGAATGGAGACACTCGGCAATTATTCCGAAGTTTGTTCTCGATCAGTCTTTAAGGGAGAATTGGGAACCAAAAGATTGGAAAAATTGGGGGAACAACCATGCGAACAAACCGTTTCGGACCTGGCCGGGGAAACTCTGAAGGTTGCAGTTGCGGTTCCTTCTCTTAATGGAACGTGGCCTTTTCAATTTGGCGAATGTCTGGCAAATATGGTCCAGCATTTTCAAGGTTCTGAATACGAAGGAGAGCATGAAATAAAGGTATTTTCCCATGGTGGAAGGGTACTACCAGAGGTGAGGCACAGGTTGATAGGCACATCACTGGGATGGGGTGCAACCCATATTTTAATGGTGACACCCGAATTTACTTTTCCTCCAGATTCTATACATAGAATGTTGGCGAGAGGCCGTGCAATAGTGGGTATAAATTACCTGAGAGACATTGGTTCTTGCGAATATTCTGCGTACAGGAAGGGAGGGACAGTAACACCAGACCCTGTATCTCCTGAGACAGAAGAGGTGGACGGAGTTGCAATAGGAATGGTACTTTTTAACACTCCAGTATTTGATGTTCTGGATTTGCCATTCTTTATAAGTAAACAGATTGGTGATTCACCAGGAGTTGGCGAGGATTTTGTACACTTCTGGGAACAGTGTAAGGAAAAAGGGATACCTTGTGTTATTGATCATGCCCTGTCTAAAGAAGTTAAAAGTTACGGAGAATTATGGCACTAGCAAATTATACTGACCTACAGGCAAGCGTTGCAGACTTTCTGAATCGTTCTGACCTGACAAGTGTAATTCCAGATTTTATAAAGATGACAGAATCAGATGTTAACAGGAACCTGAGAGTCAGGGAAATGTCTGTCAGGACCCGTGCGCCTGTTGATTCTCAGTATGTGAAGTTACCACCAGACTTTCTTGGAATGAGGAACATCGAGTTGCTAACCTCTCCAGTAACTCCCCTTGAGTATCGTAACTTGCAGAATCTGGACATACACAGAAGAGCAGATGCAACTGGGAAACCCATCTATTATTCTATAACACAAAATAATATTGAGTTTGCACCTGTACCCGATGCAGAATATACATTGGAGATAGTGTACTACCAGAAAGTGCCAGCACTTGCAACTTTCGCAACAAACTGGCTTTTGGATAACCACCCGGATGCCTATTTGTATGGTACTTTGATGCAAAGTGCGCCATATCTTCAAGCCGATGAAAGGATTGGAGTCTGGGCAGGTCGTTATCAGCAGATAATAGATCAGATAGTGGCTTCAGATGAAAAAGCCAAGTTCAGTGGGGAGACTCCCACAATAACTTTCACTCCATTCTAGGATAAATTATGGCAGGATTCACAAATTATTTAGAAGATAAAATTATCAATCACTTATTTGGGGATGCTACAGGGGCATCGGGAGCAGACCATTATACTGCCCCTACCACTTGGTATGTGGGGCTTCAAACTGCTGCTCCAGCAGATGATGCTGCAGGTACAGAGGT